TACACCTCAACATGACTTCCACAATTAGGACAAGATAGATTAGTGACCATAGAAAATTCTTCTATATCAGCGATAGGATTATCTTCATCAATATCGTGATCTCCACCCCAGATTAAATTGGTATTACAATGCCAACAGTTCATTATTTATTTCTCCTTATCTTTTTTAGAGAGTGCGCCCAAAAGGCGCATCTCTATTTGTTTATTGTATATTGTATGTATGAGTAAGACTTACTCACCTATGGTCCCTATCTTACTAACCCCTTGTCCCTATCTTACTAACCCCCCTACTTCTTTTTATCCTTCTTTTGGTTAAATATTCGATCCCAATTCTGGTTATATTTATCTTTATTCGTTGGTCGCGTTTTACTGCCTTTACTCATAAATCTAATTCCTCAAAATTTTTTTATTCGATTTGCTCAAGTATTTCTTTTCTATATTGCAATAACGCATCACCTCTTAACATTCTGTTTTGTGATTTATTTTTATTTCTTTTTCTCCAAAAGCTTGAGTCTTTCTTCTTCGTGCTTGGTTGCATAATCATTGATTCATCAACTGTATCTCCAAACATATCTGCGGTTATTTGTTTAAACCACACATTTATATCTCTCATTCTTCGTACTCCGCCTTCCTGTATATCTATACACTTAAACCCCATAAGCTCCCAAAAGCTGTTGGCAGATATATCAGAGCCACACCTTAAAGATATGCCTCGAACATATCCTATTTTCCCCATATCCTCTAAAGCTCCTACTAATCCTGATCCATACCAATTTCCCCTAAGATCATACTCAATACAAGCTTGGTGTATTTTAAGAGGCTTATGGCCTATTATGCTTCCATGATATAAATAACCAGCGTGAGCATTATTAACTAATGCTAAAAGGATTCTTTTGTTATCAATCTCTCTTTCAAAAACAACTTTAGGATAAAAAGACAAATCTTCTGCGTTTTTCTTTTGCAAATGATCTATGTAGTTAATATCTTTTTTTTCGGCATATCTTATTTCTAATTGCATATTTATTTTATTCCTCAAAATTAATCCCATGTTATTTTATTTTCTTTTTGTAAAACATCTAAGACAGGTGAGTTTTTTGCGCGAAACAATGTCATTACTGAATTGTCAACATCACCACTATTTGATTTAACGATACTCGCTCTAACTACGCTCATTGGATCAGGCTCGATACCTTGCTCCATACAAATCTTTTCAAAATCATTCGCTAACCACATGGCTAATGCAAATCTCATTCCATCGACTATGCTGCTCGCCCCTCTAATACTTTGCCTCGCTTCCATTGCTGACTCAGTACCCACCAACCCGGTTTTGTTCATGTGATGGATGCTTAATGTAGTAGCTCTTAATTGCGCTGATATGCTCGCACAAAATGAACACCATAACTGCGCACTCTCATTGGAACTAGAGATTGGGCTGCTCGCAGATACGAATGATTGAATCGGATCGAATACCACTAACTTTAAGTCCGGTATCGTTTTTAATTCTTCAACCAATTCAGTTGCTTGTGAGGTTATATTATCCTCAGTTAAAAGAATCATGGGCCGACCATGATCTGCAATCGTATAAACATAAACGTCATAAGGTGAATCAAACCGACTGCCCTCTGGATCAAGCGCGTGTATTCTGCGCCAGACTTCCTCTTGGTTATCCTCACTTGATAGAATTACGCTGTTACCGGTTTGCAGAATTTCCTTACCAAGAAACTGACCACCACCTCGCGAAAGATTTAGGGCTAATTGTAAAGCCAAGAATGATTTACCAATCCCACCAACCGCACTCAAAACACCGGGCGCGGAAAGCGGAATCAAGCGATCAACCAACCATTCGATAGGAGGAGGACTACCGATGAAATTCTTAATGGCGTACCGCTTGATTCCTAAACCACCGCCCTCTATTTCTAATTTAACGGCTTCAATACCTTGCTCTAAATGCAAATCATTAAAATCGCCTTCAATAGAGGGTAATCTAATTATGGAATTGTGAATACTGTTACTGCAAATACTGGCTTGCTTTTGACCAACACCATTTTTATCGTTGTCAAATGCAAGCGTTAATCGCACTAAACACCACTATGACTGGCTTTTTTGTTGCCATGTAAACGCTTATTCCCGTTGCGATACCTTCCACTACCACTAACGATTCTAAATCCTCTAATGCGTTCAGGTTAAATCCAATGGGAAATACATTACCTTTAATCTCGGATGAACTAACAAATCTCTTTTGTGAATTCTTATCTATGTATTGTAATGAACGTAACTCACCCGTAATGGCATATACTGGAATAACCAACGTGCCTTTATATCCCTTGAAGCCATAATCATTAGCGATACCTTTTGCGCTTAGATAAGGATGCTCGGTTATATTATCGTAAGTTCTAAATCTCTTTTGCACATCTTCCGCGACTTCATCTTGCCGTTTCTTTTTCTCTGCCTCAGATTTCTTTTTGGCTTCATCAAGATCGGTTTTTAATTGTTGGCGTTGCGCGGGCTTTAAATCATTGGGATCAAAGTTACTCCATTGACCTTGCATTGAATTACGCCAATTACCCCAAACGCAATTTTGATAATCGCCAGTCTGATTGAATACATACCACCCGGATTTTTCACCATACCTATCAGGTCTATGGTCATTCGCTGCTGTTACAGCGACTCTTACTAATTCACCAGATGTATTAAGGTAATCAATTACCAAGCCATCTCTGGTTAATTCGTAAATTAAATCGTCAATAGATTTATTCTCACCTCTAAAGTGAAAGTTTTCATCAATGACTATTCCATCTTTTACATATTTTGTAAGGTCAGTCATCCCGTTTAACGAGAAGGCCTTCTTGTGCTAACTCCGTTGAATAAATTAAATATTCTTTTATGGCATTGCCAAATAGTTGTAGCCGATGCTCTTTTTTCCATTCATGGATAACGTAGGATTTATTTTGTTTTGCTAACTCTAAATATTTATCCCTAGATTTCGTTACTGCTTTCTCTACTCCACAATGATTTACTTGAGCAAATTTTAAAGACACTCCTCTATCTCCTCTTTTGTTTTCGTCATTTAATTCTAAATCATGTTTAATCTTGTCTAGGTGTTCGGTACTGCAAGCACCATACCACCTATCGCCCCAATGAAATAACAACCCCCCTACTGGTCGCAAACAATACGAACAGAGGGAAGGTCGATTATCTAAAAATGGATTAGAACGGGATGTCATCGTCAAAACTATCTTCTGTATCGGCTGATGCTTTTTTTACAAAATCAGTTTCGGCTTTGATTTGCTCTTTCTTACTCGGCTTGGCTTTTGTTACCTTTTCAAACGTGTTACCAAAATCATCTTTGATTTCTAAGTAACCACGATCATTAACCACTAACTCTGCTGACAAGGTTTTGCCAAGCAGCTGTTTTTCCGGATTAGTCAATGTTCCGGTAAGACCGCAAGCCTTACCTATTTTTCTCAATGACTCGATACCAATGCTAACCGCTTTCTCACTTGTATCATGGGCCATAGTGCAAGTGTAACTTACATTCATGGTAGTTCCTTCAACCTCGAATGAAATCTTAACGGCTTCCCAACCATTATTACCCGTCACTATTTCGTCACCAACGAAAGTCATGTTATGCCGACCTTCTGCTATCTTGGGTTTTGCTTCTGACTCCGCATCGAAATCATGTTCGTACTTTGTTAAATCAACCATTTTATTCTCCTCTTATTTGGCGATTATTGCGTTTCTTATTTCTTTCCAATCAAACGGCATTTCAAAATCTAAGCCGTATCTATTTTTTGCGTGAAATGCTGGGCGTTCTTCTGTGTAAATTACCCTTTCCCCGCTGACGGCTTTTGTATTCATTTGACCGCCCTTACCTTTTACTTTGACTTCACCTAACTTGTAGTTTGTGAAGAACACACAATCAGACCACTCACTAACCAATGCAGATGCTTTAGCGTGTAACTTAATCTGGTTTTGGTCGTAAGGTGAAATCTCAGGTGATTCAACGCGCTTAACAATGTTATGGCAAACGTGAAGTATGGTCATGCCTTTATCGCGCAAGACGTTCAGCGCATCCAAATATTGACGTACATATTTAAGACATTCGACATAACCTTTTCCGTAACCGGGCGCTTCTATTGATGCCAAGTTATTGTCTTGGCAATACTTAGCTTGCCAAAGCGGTTCAAGCCAATCAAGTGAATCAATTACCAAACTGCGGTATTCATGATCTTCCTCAATTAGTGTTGTTATGTTCGACATCACTTCATCGAAAGTAGTTGCTAATGGAAAATGATCTACTTGGATTTTTCCAAGGCCATCTTCGGTTAATAAAAATATCGGCTTTAATAACATACTGCCGAAAGTTGATTTACCAATACCCGCGCCACCATACAAAATTAATTTAGGCGGTTTAAGTTCAGTCTTTTTTCTTATTGCTGACAGGCTCAATTTTTCTCTCCTCTGGTTCTACGATTGTTTTTAATTGATGTGCATAAGCAGCTTGGAGAATATTTAACTTCTCTTGTTCAAACTTTGAGTTATATTCAAACTCTTGCTTATTCTTATTTATGATTATTAGTTTGTTATAAACTAACTTCCCTTCCTCAGAAAGATCGTCAACATTGTGCTGGACTCCATCCTCAAAAGAAAAAGTTTCCTTTTCTTCTCCACTCATTAATTTACCTCACTTTGTTTAAATGAATTACAAATGTCTTTTGCTCTACAAAAACGACATTGATTTTTACCAGGATTAAATACTGGCGCTTCTTCCAAGCAAGCCTCAATAGCTGGCTTTAGAATATCGAAACCCCATTCCACTAAATTTTCTGCTGAGATATCCCAGCTTCTAATTTTTCCATCTCGGTGAAATGATGTGGGTTGTACTATGGTTAATTCGACTGTGGTGTTTTCATCGCCATAGCGACTCAATGCACCTAAACCATAGATCATTAATTGTTCGTTGTTGATTACATCTACTGGAAACTTACCCGACTTTAAATCTATGACTGCAATCCGGTTTGATTTCTTACCTAAAACTAGAGCATCGACTGTACCCCAACACTCTGAACTGATTTCATCTATATTGACTTTTTCCTCAATAAGTAAACGACCATCCAATTCTTCCAATCTAGTCTGAACGTAATGCACATACTGTTCTGCGCAAGCCACCATCTCTTTAGTGACCTCTATATTAAAACCATCTATTTCTTCTTCTCTGCCTAACCAGTAATCGCTGAGAGATACATTCTCTAATCTATCTTTCAATAACATCTCTACCATGTGATGCACTAAAGTTCCTTGCGCTGCTGGTCGCGTTGTATCCATGACAAACGGAATACTTTCTGCCAACTGAATAGATGCCGGACAAGACATCCATCGTTTAGATGCTGATGGGCTAAATCTACTGTGTGCCATTAAATGTTTCCTTTGCGATTTCAGCCCATAGTTCTGGGGTGATAGTTGCGGTGCAGTTAAAGTCTTTGTTGGGAAAATGTTTACTGGTGTGCGGGATAACGACTTGCCAATGAGCGCGATCTGCTCGATACCAAAGGCATGGTATGAGTTCAATCTTTTCAGCTTGCTCGTAAGTTTGTTTCCACCATTGGCGTATATCGCCCGGTGAAACTGCTTTTCTTCTCTTAACCTCGATTGCAAAAGGCTCTCCTCCCAATAAATCATGCCCACCGCCATAAGTTTGTGCGTAATTAACTTCTAGTTGTAGGTCGGTGAGAGATTTAATAACTTCGATAACTTCACGCTCACCTCTCCTTCCCTTATTCCTGGCGTTCAATGTTGTTCGCTTTGTAAGAGTTTTTTTCAAACTCAATTACTTGTCCGAAATCGTACAAAACTTTTCCACCAATTTTAAAGAAGTCAGGGCCTATTCCTTTGCCTCTCCAATTCTCTAAAGTACGGGGGCTTTTCTTCCACCTAGCAGCTAATTCACCAGTATCTAAAAACTTAGATGGATCTATTTTTATATTCATATTTGTACCTATTTCTCCGCGACTGTTGTATTATACTCACATTACTTACTTATTTGGAAGTGCTAGACCAAAAAAAATTTAAAAACATTACAAAATTTATTCTTAAAAATTCCCAATTAAAATAATAATTAAATTTTATGAAAAAACCTTTAGCAACAAATGTTCAGATGGATGGAGAGCATTACAAAAATAAAGCCATACAGCCGATTGAATATATCATCGCCAATAAACTTTCTTTCTGCTTGGGTAATGTTGTTAAATATATAACCAGAGATAAGGTAAACAAAGTTCAGGATTTACTTAAAGCCAAGCACTACATTGATTTAGAATTAGAATTAATCCATAAACGTGATCCCGATGGTAACTGGTTAGACATTAACGAGGATGCAGCCCATGAAGAATCTAAATAATATTGGCGGTGTAAAGAAAAACAGACAAAACAAATATGGATTAAGACGAACCCATATCAAGATGGATGATGCTTGGTTAGCTGGTTCGGTTGCTTGTTACCTACAAACACTAATAGATGCTCCTCTGGGTGATGAAGATTTTGGATTAGCAACCAAAGATATAGCACAAGCCCATGGAGCAGTATTAAGAAATATAGTAAATTACATACGCATAACAGAAGAACATTATCATAAGGAGAAATTGTAATGCACGTTACGATATTTACCATCATTGCCTCATGTCATCTATTTACAGTAGCCCATGAATATGAAACAGCTAGGATCAATACTAGAATCAAAATGTATAACCAAGAATTACTCAACCATGGAAAAGAACCAGATAAACCTCCAATAGTATTAAGGAATAGATTGATTGAAAGAGTATTATTAATCTGTCCCGGCTTTACACCATCCAAAGAAAATGAATTAGTACCAAACGACAAGCCTAAGTATTTACTAGATATTAAAGAAAATTAGTGTTTGTAAGTTACTGAATCTAAACGAAAAGATTTGCGCAAACTTTTTTAGGCCAACCATAACATAAGGCACTCAGCCTTAAAATTACTCATTTCGAGAAAAACCAAATCGCCTGAAACCCTTATAAACATTGGGTTATATCTAATATGTTATAATATATATACGCAGTTACTTATTAACTGCCGTTCTTTAACAACTTGGTTTAACACGAAGCCCGAAGGGGCAAGGGAGATACTATGTCACTCGAAAGACTATTAGGTAATGCTTTAGGTTCATCTAAATCTCAACATCAGATAGATGCAGCCAAACAAGATAAACGCGATTACGCTCAGGCTAAACGCTTATCTAAAAAGCTAGGTATCACAATAGAGATAGATCGTGAGTTTGGTCAGTCTAATTATTATTACGTTAATTATGATGGTTGGGATGAAAGCAAAGGCCAGAATGGTTACGCTTATAGCTGGTCTGATTGCCACGATAAATTATTGGAAATACAAGCAGAGCTTACTCAAGCATAGGAGGTGGGGGCGCAAGCCCCCTGACTTAACCCAAAGTGTTGACTAAGTTAATCTTTTAACAAGCGGGAGAGAAAAATGATATACGAATGGGAATTTCTTGAAATTGTAGATGGAGAGTTGAGCGATAATGTATGGCATTACGATATGAAAGACATTGATAGTGTAGTTTTTGATATCAAAGATGGTCACTATGTTAAGGTGCTTAAACAATATTGGGATAAAAATCTAGGTAGTGGTGATAGAAAATACTATGATGTTTTTCCTAAAGATGAATGGGGAATAGCCGACCAAACTGATGAGCTACCTAAGTACATTCAAAAATATGTTAACAAAGTAAAAAGTAAACTGTAAAACCAGAAAGAGCCGAAAGGCTCTTTTTTTTATCCCGACTTACGCATCCAAAGTTTTTGAATGTAATCACCTACCGCTTGCGCGTTGCTCGATGAATCTTCCTCAAATATATGTGCGTAGCGTTGCGTTGATTGTAAATCTGCATGGCCCAACAAGTTTCCGGTTTCCTCTAGCTTCGTTAAAGAACGTCTAGCATAACTCGCAAAGCTATGGCGTAGGTCATGTATTCTTACATCCGGGCAACCCGCACGTTTGCGTATTCCTTGCCACATCTTTGAAGGATCATTAATGCCAATGATGTACTTATCGGTTTGATCTAATTTATTAATAATATTCATGGCTTGAGAAGATAAATAAATTACCCTAGCCTCACCATCCTTATCGGTTTTATGTTCCTCTAAGGTGATCTTGTTGCCTTGTAAATTAGACCATTTGGCTTTTGCCAGTTCACCTTTACGCGCACCAGTTAAAATACATAACCAAATAAAACTAACCGACCTCATCCATCGCCCATTTTCCTCTTGCGATTTTAAATTCAATTCACATACAACGGCATTGAGTTCTTGCTGCGTTAAATAGCGTTTGCGTTTTTCTTCTTTATTCTTCTTAACAAACTTGGCTGGATTAACTTCGATTAGTGATAAGGCAATCGCATTATTAAAGGTAGCGCGTATTAAATCAATAATCCGGTTAGCCTGGTACTTATAACTCTTACTAACATTATCGTGAATACGCTTTATATCACCTCGTTTTATTTCGCTTATCAGTTTATTGCCAAGCGGTTTTTGTAAATACTTTTTATATGTTGACTCAGCATAATTAATCCTCTTTACGCCTCGATTTTCCATATCATCAACATACGCTTGCCAGATATCCGCAAACGTAGGTTGGCTTTTATTAGTAAATGGATCAATGCCTTGTACTGCCATACCAAGCATTTTCTTGGCTTTATTTCTAACAGCTACTATGGGCGCATCCAATGGCGCTATCTTCTTATCTCTAAAACTAGAATGACCATCGACCTTATAATGTAAGTAGTAACCTTTCGCATGATCGTTGTATTTTCTTAAACCATTAACTTTTTTATCTATTGCGTACTTTGGCATTACCTCTCTCCTCGTTCCGTACCTTGTTCGTACCTTGCAATTCATAGTAATAAGATGAATTGTAAGGTGTTATCGTGTATCAAAGAGTAATCCAGATTTGTTGGTTTTGCAAGCGAATCTAACTAAAAACGTGGTGGGTGTTGAGAGACTCGAACTCCCGACCCTCTCGGTGTAAACCTTATAGTTTATGTATTAAATAATTGAAATATATGAATAAAAATAAGGGAATATAGCGCGTACCTTATAGGTACTTTGCTTTAATTAATTCTAAGGCTTCTTTTAAACTGGCATGACTGTCCGTATTTCTTATTATTTCATCTTTAATATAGATCGCTGTTTTAGATGTACCTTTATCGTTGGTCACTTCATGGAACGGGTAAAATAAAACTTTATCGTATTCGGTACAGCAAAGCGCAAACAAATCTATCTGCTCTTTTGTAAAAAATCTTTCTTTGGTATGAGAGCCTCGCCTAATATCAAATTTCCATAAATTTTTTTCTGATTCGTGTCGATGTGATTTTGTTTTAACTTGAACCTTGAGGAAGGTTTGATTGTAGTTAAATAAAAGATCAACTTCTGAATTTGGAGGCATAAACAACACAGAATCACTTTGCATGGAGAGGATTGAAGCTGTGAAATATTCACCTGATCTGCCGAGCCTTTCCGTTGCTCTGTTCATTAAGTTTTATTGTGTTATTTCTTGCTCTACAAAAGGTACTAATGGTTGAACCGCAATACTTGATACTGGCATATCTGGAATTACGGGTAATGAGTCTAAGAATTTTCTTAGTAGTGCTTTTATTCCTTCTGGATTACTTTTAACAGCTTTGTTAACCAAGTCTTTATTAAAGGGTAAGGATAAAAATTTATTAAACCCGTAAAGTAACCCTATGGCTGGAACACCAGCCGTTGCGCCAGTTGCACCTATAACAGCACTTGGGCCAAGATTAGAAGCTGCGCGTAATGCACCAGCCCGCATAATAAATGTATTAACATCAGGCAATACTTCTGGGAACATTTTTAAAGCATTTAATAATTTATTTAAATCTTCTGCTTTAGTAAATTGATAATCTTTAAGTAGCTCTTGAGTTGCCTCATACTTTAACGATTTGGTATTTTCAAAGCCTAGCTCTTTAAATAAACCATCAAAATCTTTTCTTTCAGTTTTAATATATTTAGAAAATAAATCATCTAAATAATTACCAGCAATTTTGTTTAATTCTTGTTTGCCGATTAAATTTCTTAATTCCTTAACTGCTTGTGGGCTTTTATTATCACCAAAAGTCTTGGAGTATAAATCTTCCATTCGTTGAGTAGGCGGTCTGCCAATTCCAGGTCTTATTGAACCCCTACCAAACGCTTGTTGAAATGCTTTACCAGTTTTATTTTCGACAACTTCCATATAAGTTTTAAACAATTTATCACCAGAACTATACAATCTACCAGCTTGATCGTTAGGATTTCTTAATTGTCTTTTCATAACATCCAATAATTTTATAGAAGTATTATAAGCATAATTGTTTGGTGTTTGACTTTTTGCTGGATCGTATTTTTTTGCCAAATCAGTTAATTTTGTATCTAACGCTTTAACGTCATCAAAACCTAATTTAATGTTTATTACTTTACCTTTTAATTCTTTACCCTCTAAATCATCTAGTAAAGATTTTATATCCGATGGTGCTTCGGTGAATTGACTTCTTGGCTGTAACCTTTCTGCTGTTTTTGATAAATTGCCCATATCGAAAAATTTACCTTTTTTCTTACTAAGTGAATCAGCTTTCCTATAAACAGTTTTATAAGAATTTCTCCAATCTTTAAAACTTTGTAAACCTACTTTTTTAATCAATTCTGATCTTTCTGATTCTGTTAAAGGTTTGAGTCTAGCGGTAGGCGATATTCTTCTGTTTAAAGAACTTTCTACTTGCTTAAATGTTTTTGCTAATTGTGCTTGACCGGAAGTTCCGACAAGAGGCATCCTACTTGTTAAGTTATAAGCACCTTGCACAAAAGGTGAACTACTTGCTTGACCAAGTGATAATTCAATACCCTCTTTACCAAGAATTGCTGATTTTTCAGCAGCTTCATCGGATATTCCTAAAAGTTTATTCGCTATTCCAGTTCCTTTTTCTTGACTTGGAATAAAATCTTGTATTTTAGTTGCAGCTTTATCTTTTACATTTTTACCGCCTTGAATTGCTCTTTTTAATATTGGGCTAACTGCTCTTGAAACTATGGGTGTTGCTGCTGTTAGTGCGGTATCTATTGTTCCAGTTAAAGCTGCATCCGTAAGTCTTTCTTTAGCTGACGGAGAAGGCATATCAGGCGCTAATAAATCACCAAGAAAATCAGTTGCTAAAGACATACTACCAGAACCACTACCAGCGCCAATAGCTGCACCCGGAGGGCCACCAACCATAAATCCACCTACTGCACCACCTATACCTCCTATTACTTCTAGGGTAGGCTCTACCCAATTAGGCAATCTACCTGGATATTCATTTTCGCCAATTAAACCAAGCTCAATACCAGCTTGCCTTGTTCTTGCATAATATGTTTTAGGATCAATCTTACCTTCTTTTAAAAGGCGAGAGCCATCAGACTTTAATTCATTAAAAATCTTTTTTGATTCTTCTATTTGTTGTAACTCTTTATAGGTTGCCATTATTAATTACCTTCATTGGTAAAAAAATTGTCATAAGTTCCTTGTGAAGAAGATTCTTGATTTGATTTTAAAGAAACATTATCAGGGGCTAATGAAGCGGATGCTGCATCTAGTTTTTTTAATAAAACCTTAGATTTAACTAATTCTTCTCTATACTTTTCTTTTGTAGCATTACTAACATTAGCACTTCTAATTCCTTGTTCTAAATTAGCAATTCTTGATTTTGTTTGTATTTTAAAATTTGAATATTTTTGAAAAGCATCTGCCTCAGAAGTAGCAGATCCTTCTGGAATATTCTTTTTAATTTCTCCCAAAAGCAAGTTGCTTGGTCTGCCAGTATAGTCATTAGCTAATGTTGCCAAAATTTCTAAGTTTAAGTTATCTCTATCTCTAATTGCAGCTGCCGTCACTCCCGCTGGATCAGAACCAAATAACAATCTTGATGGTTTATTAAAGATTGTTTCTTGTAAAGCATCAATCGGCCCAAATGCTTGGTCTAAATTTGAATAATCATTTTGCATACCAGTATCTTGACTTAAAGTTTCAACAATTTCATTTGATTCATCAATAATATGACCTACATTATCTTCTAAAAATCTTTCTGGTATTTTATCTACTATCGCAATAGCTTGATCTCTAGTAAAACCAGCAGCAATTTTATCTTTAATTTGACTATCCCTAATCATTCTATTTTCTTTTAATTTTTGTTCTATATCGCTGTCTGGATTACTTAATTCTTGGATATCTTTCATGCTCATACCAGCGTTCTGAAATAAAGATATTTCTCTTTCAGTAAGACCAATATTTTCCAATGCTTGTTTTTGTCTCAATTTCTTTAAAGCTTCTATTTCTGCCAACCTATTTTCTTCTTCTAATTGTGCAGATTTCGCTCTACCTTCTTGCGCTAAAGAAAGTTTATATCGACCATATACCTCTGGATTTTGCCCCATTAATATTTTTAGGTTTGGATCAATAGATTCATCATTTTCTATGCTTGATCTCAGTTGTTGCTCTCTAGCTTTAGCTTGCCTAGCTGCATCCATAGCCATAAAGTTTTGCTCTCTGGCAAGATAATTTTGACCAATATCTTTACCTTTAAAGGCATCACCTAAAGCAAATAATAAATTGGCTTTTTGTTGTCTTTCAGTCAACGCTCTTTGTTGTTCCGGGGTAAGAATACCAGTTGGCTGTGCGTTCATATTGGCAAACGTATTACCAACATTACTTATACCCGTATTTACTTTACCACCAAGCGTTCTTAATAAATCTGCTATTGCCATTATAATGCCCCGTAATTAACCATGTAGTAACCGCTTTCATGTAGCGATACTGCATCAGGATTTGTTTTCATTACCTCTTGCGCAATCACACCTTTATTTAGTGCTGTAATACCAAGTTTCTTGGCAATCTCATTCCAACTCCAAGTATAAATGTTGTAACCTTTTTCGTTACCGATTAACTCAATGTCATCTTTTAATCTTTCATCTGACATGGCAAATAAGGCTGCTATTTGAGCTGCTGATCCCAGTACATCACCAGCACCCGTATCTTTTCGTGATGTTTGTGTTACATTTTGTGGCATAGCACTTAAACCTTGAGCAAGTAAACCTAGCTGTCTTGGCCCATAATCTAAACCGCGCAAGAACTCGTTGTAACCAGCATTGAGTCCGGCTTGCTGTAAATTCTGTTGTTGTGATCCCATGTTGCCTAGCAATCCTAATGTTTGATATTGATCGCCAAGTAAGCCACTTTGCAAACCAGCTTGGAAACGTCTGTTATCCAGTTCTCTGCCAATATCTGATTCAGCAGCACGTTGCGCTTGGTTAAATCCAGCTTGTCTTAAACCAGATGAAGTTCTTGCTGCTTGATCGGCAAACGCTCTATTAGTTTCTGCTTCGAGTATTCCGCTTCTTGAACCACCAAATGCGCCAGCCGAGATTGCTCTGTCCTGATCGCCACCAATAGCCATTTGTCTTGCTCTATCAAGATCACTTAATGATTGGTCGATTACTTGCGTGGTAAACGGGTTTTGGTAAGCATTGATATCCGCACCAAGTAAAGTCGGTGCTGACTGACCGGCAAGCGTATTGATTGCGCCTCTTGGATCAAGTGCTTGCGCACTTTCAAAAATACCTCTAGTTGCATCAAACCCTCTTAATTGGTCTGGATTAAAACCAGCTACCCTAGCACCCGTGTAAGGTACGAATGGCTGCGATGCGATACTTTTAGACGTATCGTATAAGTCCTGAAACATCGCCATTTGTGCTGGATCAACTGCGCTTGATGTTACTGTTTTACCTTTACTCATATTTCCTTCCTAATCATATACTCTTGAACAAAGCCAAGAGGTTTCAATTTTCTTAACCATCCTTTACGACCACCGCCATAAAGTCTTTTACATCCAAAGTGTTTTGCAAACTGTTCAATACTAGGAAGCATTGATTGTAGTTCTTCATAGTCACCGCCACAAAATAATAAGTTAATGGCGCTTAACCGAGGGTACTTGATAATCTCTGTTATCATAGCTGATTTTTCGCCAGTCCATAAGTGAAAAACCCCTTTTTTTATACCTTCTTCTACGTCTTTTATATTATAGCAGTCTGTATGCCTTAATGCCTCTTTAATCAAAGGCTTGGCAAACTGCCATCGAGTAACCCATTCTTCCTCAGACTGTGCTGGCGGTGCTGAGATTTCCTGAGTTGTCGACACTAACCTTATACTTTGTTCCATTTGGGCTTACCAATACTAATTGCGTTTGATCTCCACCATTGACTTCTATTCGTTCACCTTTGTTAAAAGTCAACCCCGATTGATACTCTAATTCTGACACTAAATAATTCTGGTACTGCGGATCATATTCCGCACTTGGTCTAGTAAACGTCTTTCTTGCCATTACCTTTTACCCCGGTTGGTTACATCCAAGCGTACTGTACCTAATTCAAAGTTTTGCGTTGTGTCACCTGTAACTGTCATTTGAATTTGCCTTGCGCTAAATCGAGCATCGGTATAACCATCGGTAGCATCAAACGAAAATGAACCAAAATCTGTTTCTGGGCCAAGCGGTGTAAAGCGACCTTTAAAACTTAACGTAACTCCTGGTAGCGTACCCGCTTCTGAATCAGGAATGATTTGATTGCATTGCACATAACGATCACCATTGCCAATCTCTATCGGCCCTGATTGCGCAAACGGAACAGAAGTTCCCAAGTTAGGTGAATTGTTTAACGTAGTGCTTTCATGCTGATAAACAAAACCATCATTATCACAAGCGATGGGATAATCAAATACACCTTGATCCACCCAACAACCTCGATCCATTGAACCAACCGACCAAACATTGTCACCATAATTCCAGATCACATATTTATTTGGTTTTTGGCTATCGGTTGACGGGAAGAACCAGATAATCTCATTAAAGTTTGAGTTGTGACCGCCCGCGATTGTTTTGCGGTAACTGTAATTCATGTCATCAAAAATATAATCATGTACTTCGCAAGGTATTTCTTTTACCGAGCCGTCAAATACAAAGAAACTGTTCTCTCCCATCCATGCCAAGAAATTACCAGCACTAACAATAGAGCGCGTAGAAATCGCTTTGCAGTTTGTACCCGCATCTTGAATACCATAAATAAATGGTTGTCCCGTGTAATACATTCGGGCGATGCCAGTATCAGTAAATAAAATAATATCAGTTTGCCATTTACTCGCGCCAATCACTCTACCGCCAGTTGGAACTTGCAAGTCACCAGCCGTATTAGTAGATGCTGCTGACCAAGTAGTTAATGCCTCTCTTGATGACCACGCTATTTTTCTTGGATCACCACCCGAACCAATCGCTACAACAT